GCAGAAGGCTTTGACATGGGAAGCGATGAGTACTACAATACGGTAGATAGTCAGATACGGGAATATTTTCCCGACAAGTTTTCTGACTCCCAACCGAAGAAATCGGGAGGAGGTAATCAGGTCGCACCCGCTGGTTCTTCCGCATCCCGCAGTACAAAACAGGGGCGCAGGACCGTGAAGCTCACGCCGTCACAAGTTGCTATGGCGAAAAAGTTAAATGTTCCTCTGGATAGATATGCAAAGGAATTTTTGAAAACTAGCGAGAAAGCTAACAACTAAAGGAAAATAAAATGGCAGATGCAAGAGCACCACGATCAACTGAAACGCGAGAAAAAGAAACGCGCAGAAAACCCTGGGCACCGCCCAGTCGCCTAGATGCACCACCAGCCCCAGAGGGTTATGTGCATCGTTGGATACGAACAGCTATGCGAGGAGAGGATGATCAGACAAATGTTCATGCTAAACTTCGTGAAGGATGGGAACCCGTTCGCTCTGAAGAGTATCCTAACTATGAAGCTCCAACCATCGAGGATGGTAAATTTGCAGGAGTTATTGGTAACGGTGGCTTAATGTTGTGTCGAATACCTATCGAAACCGCCAATGAAAGAAACGAGTATTACGGGACCCGAACCCGCGAAGCAATGACGGCAGTCGATCAAGATCTAATGAAGGAACAGAATCCTTTGATGCCTATTCATCAGAGTAGGCAAAGTCGTGTAACCTTCGGGCGGGGAAAACCCCCTTCTGAATAATTAATGAGGTGCTATAATGGCAAATACTAATGGCGCATACGGTCTCAGACCGATAAGTATGCAGGGTGCTACACCCAATTCCACTGGTTTGAGCGAGTATCGCATAGCGGCAGCAAACACTAACAAACTCTATCAAGGCCAAGCGGTTATTCCGTTGGCGGCGGGAGTTATTGACGATCTACAAGCTGCGGCTGGTGGTAACGTCTCTATTGTCGGTGTTTTCTGGGGCTGTGAATATGTCTCAAGTTCTACTGGAAAAATGACTTGGTCCAATTACTGGCCTGGTTCTGGCGCGGATACAAATTTCCCCGTCAAAGCTTTCTTGTATGACAGTCCAAATCAATTGTTCTCAATTGCTACATCTAATGTAGTAGCTGGCTACAACACTGAAGCAGAGGTTCGCACAGCGGTCTTCTCAAACATCGCTCTTGCAGATGGCAACTCTGGTACTGATAGTACTGGTATATCATCTGGAACTGCGGATCTAAATACTGTCGCAGCTACCAACACTTTAGCTCTTAGAGTTATGGGCATCCAAGACGATGTCGATAATGAAGACTTTACTGTTGCTGGTATTCCCTTAATTGTTCGTATTAACAACCACTTCAACGCACCTACTGGTTCCGTTGCAGCGGGTACTGTTGCTACGACAGCACTAGCGTAGAAAGGAGACTAGCAAATGGCTATATCACGCGCACAACTAGCAAAAGAGCTAGAGCCTGGTCTCAATGCCTTATTTGGCATGGAATACGACAGGTACGAAAACCAACATGCAGAGATCTATACGACTGAGTCTTCAGACAGAGCGTTTGAAGAAGAAGTTATGCTCTCTGGATTTGGAGCCGCTCCGAACAAGTCGGAAGGCAACGCAGTAAATTTCGATGATGCTGGCGAGGCTTACACAGCTCGTTACAACAACGAAACCATTGCATTGGCATTCTCAATCACGGAAGAAGCTATCGAAGACAATCTTTATGATCGTCTCGGAAGCCGATATACCCGTGCTCTTGCTAGGTCAATGGCTCACACGAAACAGGTAAAAGCTGCAAGCATCTTGAACAACGCGTTCACTGGTGGGGCTTCTGCCGGAGGAGATGGAGTTGCACTTTGTTCAACTGCACACCCTCTTGTTAATGGTGGGACACTATCAAATACACCAGCGGTTGCATCTGATCTAAACGAAACTTCTTTGGAAGATGCGTTGATCAATATTGCTGGGTATGTCGATGAGCGTGGACTAAAAGTTGCTCTTCGCGGTATGAAGTTAATTCTACCACGTCAACTTCAGTTCATCGCAGAACGTATCATGGTATCTAATCTTCGGGTTGGCACTGCGGACAACGACACTAACGCAATCAAATCAATGGGAATGGTTCCTGACGGTTATGCTGTCAATGACTTCCTAAATGATCCAGATGCGTGGTGGGTTAAAACAGATGCACCTCGTGGGTTTATCCACTTTGAGCGTACTCCGATGGCTACCAACATGGAAGCTGACTTCGACACAGGCAACATGAGATACAAGGCTAGGGAGCGTTACAGCTTCGGATTCTCGGATCCACGTTGTGTATTCGGTTCGCCAGGAGCGTAATCGGAACTATTAAGAAATAGAGAGGGCGGCTGTTTAGTCGCCCTCTTTTCGTTTAAAAAGGAGAGTAAAATGAAAATTGTAAATTGGATTACTGGTCGTCTGTCTGAACCATCGAGTTATGCTGCGATAGGTGTAGGAGTTATAGGTATAGGAATGATCTCAGGTGTAGGCGAATTGTTGTTCGTCGGCGTTGCCTGTGCTATCTTAGGCTTGATCCTCGCAGAAGAATCAAAAAACAGCAAATAAATAGAGAAAGGGTCCGGTATCAACTTGACCCTTTCTTTTTCTTTTAGAATATTGTATTCTATACATACCTTGACAGTCGCATCCCGCGACTGACATTTGCCACGACAAGGAGATTAACATGGCTACAACTACTTTCTCTGGACCTATTAAGGCCGGAACAATCAGAAACACTACTGGATCAACCGTTGGCTCAAACATGGCTAATGTTGGATTTGTCAGTATGTCTCAAACTGCTACGCTTACTCAAGCGGCAACAACAACAACCACAGATATCATAATCCCAGCCAACAGCCAGATACTGGCTATTGACCTGACGGTTACTACTGCTTGGAGCGGTGGCGCAACGACATTGGGATTCGGCGGCGTAGGCGCGGCTACTTCTTTAACTGCGGCGGGTGCTGTACAAGGAAACGCAGTAGGTATTATAGCAGCTAGTCCGGGAACGGATGCTACTCGTACTGGAAAATGGCTAGATACTGGGTCAAGCGATGAACGTCTCATCGTAACCACGGCTAATACAGGCAATGGAGTGGGTGCTGTAACTGTGCGCTACGTCCAAAATAACAACGTATCGTAGCAAGCTAATTTTTAGAGAGGGGGTAGCCCCCCTCTCACTTTTATAAAGGAGAAGAATATGGCGGGTTCAGACGTACAATCCACGTTTATTGAGTCAGCGGCGGCAGATCCAGATGGCATTTCAGAAAGCGCACAAGTTGCAAATAATGCTAATTTAGTCATAGGTGGTGCGTTAGCAAGCGGCGGTGCTGTTACTTTCGACAGCCCAAGAAATGTTACTATTACTTCTGGTGGTAATGATAGTGGAATAACTTTCACTGTTACTGGGACGGATGCAAGCGGCGCGGCTCTAGCAGAAACTATTACAGGCGGAAACGCTGGAATAGCAACAGGAACATCAATCTTTGCAACAGTTACTCAGATAGCCGCAGTAGGTGATCCTGCGGGAACAGTTACAGCGGGATCAGGCTCTACAATTCAAGCTACTATTTTTGCTGGAAGATGTAGATTAAAAGGTATTTATTTAGTCAGCACTGCTACGGGTGGAACGATTTCGTTTAGAAACGCTTCTGTAACAGGAACGGCTCTTCTACAATACAATACTCCAGCCGGTGTTGGCGCGGAATATCCAGATGTCCCAGACAATGGGATAGTATTTTCAGACGGAGCTTACCTTACTTACAGTTCTGTTAACGCAACTTCTGCAACGATCTTTTACGCTTAGAGGTTCTTATGGCTGATAACATGCCAAAAAGAAATAAAAAGAATTTTCGCCCTACTAAGAGTGGGGCGGGAATGACTGAGAAGGGTGTCAAATCCTATAGAGCAAAGAACCCAGGATCAAAGTTAAAGACTGCGGTTACGGGAAAAGTTAAAAAAGGTAGCAAGGATGCGAAGAGACGAAAGTCTTATTGCGCTAGGTCTGCGGGACAGATGAAGCAGTTCCCGAAGGCGGCTAAAGATCCTAATAGTCGGCTTCGACAAGCTCGTAAAAGATGGAGATGTTGATGAGTTATCAGGTCAAATTAATCTTTATTGCGGCTGGAGTTTCTATTGTCATGGGCGTTGTTGGCACATGGTCTACTTGGGTTACTCGTACTTTAGTTACTGTTGATAAAACTACGGCAGTGATGAGTGAGAAAGTAACCAGTAATCATGCAATGTTAACTGTAATACTGAAAAATCTTTCCTTAGAAAGGGTACAATATGTCAACGTCAGGGATTAGAAACTTTGATCTTAGTATCGCAGAGATAATAGAAGAAGCGTATGAACGGTGCGGATTAGAAGTTAGAACGGGATACGATGCAGAGACAGCTAGAAGATCTCTTAACTTAATGTTTGCTGATTGGTCAAACAGAGGGGTTAA